AGTCCAATGAACATTTTCAAGAGAACCGTCGAGAACATTTCCTCGAGCGAAGTTTCGAGCGGGAGCGTTATAAGAGGCGGCTTTCAGAATATCGCCTCGTTTGAATTTCTTGTCTTTATCAGTGTTGACCACAAATGAGTGGACACCTCCACTAGAAAGAATCTTGATGTATTTGGAACCGGGATTGTATTTGATTCGGTCGCAATAGCGTTCATACATTTCAGATCGAACAGTGTCGCCACCATTCGACCACTTCTCATATGATTTCTTAGCGACATCAATGAGAGCCTCAACTCCATTTTTTATATCATTCTCAATTTTCATAATATTATTATAATATAAAATGAGAATTTTGTCAATATATCTAAGTTGTTGACTATCAAGGACTTACAAAAGAAAAAGATATTGAACTCAGAAAGTCATAAGTCATTGATACTTAACGGTTTCCAAATGTTCGAAATACTGATCTCTTCTTTCTCTTAGTAAATCGACCCATTTATCTCTCGATTCAATGAAAATTAAAGACTCATCGGAACCTTCAACAACCATGATAATCACTAATTGATCAATTTTCTTACCTGTTCTTTCTTCGAACATAAGAGAATATCCTGTCGCTTGAAGAAAATATCCAGTGATATCAGCCTCTGATTTTCGACGAGATGATGTCTTGAAATCAATGATTGAAGGTTTTCCGTCAAAGTCAGCGATCAAATCGACTCTGCCAGCCATCATCAATTCGTCAGAATAAAGAGGACATTCCTGCATGGCAATATTATTCACTCGTTCATCCAGAACTTTCTTCATTGAATTCCACATCTGAATCACATGAGGCATTGTCCCCTCTTTAAGATAGTTATCTTCATTATTGAGATATCTTTCTGCGGTATAATGAACAGCATTTCCACGGGCGCATGCATGGCGAGCAACTCTATTTGCTTCTTCTGCGCCAACTGCGGCTCGCCATGCATGAATACTATCTTTAGTGAACCATCCAAGAACCGTCGTCATTGAAGGATAATAATTACCACTAGGCACACGATATAATCTACCAATCTTAGTAGATTTAGCGGACAACTCATAATCTAATTCAATAGGTTTGTGTATAAACCTAGTAGTCATAATTATCTAAGTAAAGTTCATGCTCATATTGATTAGCAAAATCTTGCTTACCCTTCATATTTTTATTGAACTTTCGTGCTCTTCGTTTCTTTTGTTCGAATGGATCGAACTCATTGAGGTCATTTCTTCTATCTCTTTTTCTCTTTATATTCTGTTTATTTCTTTTCATTTTAGTAATGATCAATTTTAGCTTGCTTGCCCGCAGCTTTCTTAATCCCCTTTAATACATCATTCCAACCTGAACCTGCTCGTCTGATAGTAGATACAGAACCTTCATATGAAAGACCTGGTGCGCACACACCTCTTTTTACAGTTCCGCCTTTTCCACAACCACAGTCTTTTCCAACTGGAGTGTCACGTTCAGCAATAGAATGTGTTTCTTCCCATGTCTTTTCGCATTTATCGCAATAGTAATCGTATGTCATAGTGTTTTAAACCAATATGGTGTTTCTCGTTTAGTCCACTTCATTGAGAAGCGTTTTTGTTTTGTTTGATAGAATTTTTGATATGAACCGATAGGATCATCATAGTCCATACACTCGGGGTTAGAACCCATAGCGAGCGCAAATGGTGTCATATATGATTTCTTAATGTTCTTTGGTACTTCTTTTAGAATATCAAGGAGCTTTGTTTCTGATATATGAACCTTTCCATACCGATATGTATATTCTTTACACAAGCACTTGAATAATTGATAATGCCATTTGTAATTCATATGAGATTCCATCGTCCACAATGTAGAAGGGTGTTTCATATGAACAGCTTTATATAATTTATCTTCACGATCATCAGATAATTTCCAATAACGAGATAGTGTCTTACCAGAAACTGAAGGTCGCTTTTCTTCTTTACCATCAAGTATACGATGAGCAGTAGAAAGCATTTGACCTGATTCAAGAATCATTTTGACCACGTGCTTATCACAATGCCATTTAGCAGCGACTTCTGGTACAGGGGATAGGGCGAAGATATTCATAATGTAGTACTATATATTAAATCTCAATTATGTAAAGATTTTTTTACATTTCCTTTTAAGATCGTTCTTATGATTTCTCTTTTCGATCTGTTCGATCTTTCTTTTAAGAAAGACAATATCCTCTTTGAGTGTAAGAATATGTTTTATTAACTCTTCCTTACTCATTTCACAAATGTCGGAAAGACAGATTTGATAAGACTTTCAGATACGCGAGAGTATTCTTTCATAAGCTTAGCATCCTTTGAGAGACAAACGATGTTGGCATCTTCTTCAGTTAAACTCTCAAGAATATCAATAAACAGTCTCTCTTTCTTAATAGGAGTGAATTTATTATTACCTTTTACACAATAACCCAACATCTTGATCTTTTTGTCTGGTTGACCAAATGGAATCTCATCACAAGTATATGGTGGCTTTCCCTCTGGAAGATCAAGTGAGATTGTGCTATCGAAATTAAGTTGAAGGATTGTTCGAAGTGAAAACGAATCATTTTCCTTCAAGATTTCTTGACGTTCTGCACGCGTAGGTGCGTTTTGGATTTCAGTGAATATTTCGTGTAGTGTTTTCATAATTTTATTTAGTTTGGAAATCTTGAGCTGCTTCTACAAGCATATTACAGCGCTTGGTGATCAGATAATTAAGGATATTTTTCTTAGGCTTACTTGCTTCGGTGCCAACTTCTGACTTAATAGCATTCGTGATATCTTTTGGAATACAATCAAGATCAATGACTTCTTTGTTTCGTTGGAAGTTTCGCAAGACCTCTGTTTCCATAACAGATGCTAGATCATCTTTGCTTTGGTACCATTCTTGAATCTTATTCATTCTCATAGGCTTTTGACGAAGACCATCAGTAAATGTATTATCGACACTAAGAATATTTGGGACACCATCACTGGAATCACCCTTACAGATATGTTCGAATTTATAAAAATGCGGATCATCAACCTTAATGAAATCTTTCTTCATCGGGCTGAATTGTTGCACATTTGAATACCGTTGAAGTTGTAGGAAATCTTTATCTGCCGATATAATGATAACAGGTTCATCTTGCCCAAATTCTTGAGTTGATTCAACAAGTGTTGCAATAACATCATCGGCTTCTGCACCTTCAACACAAACAACAGGATAAGGAAAGTGTTCTTTCAATTCATCTCGAACAAGATTGATCAGACGAAAAAATTCTGTCCAATCAAGTGGTGACTCATCTCGATTCTTTTTCCTACCAGATTTATACTGTGTATATGCTTGTTTTCGCCATGAGCCTCCATCACAAGCGATGATTGTCTTTCCATATTTGTCACGGAATTTTACATTGTATTGCCTGATTCGATTAAGAATCATGTGGCGAATAAGACCCTCTTGAATTTCTTCTGGACGATCTTGAGAGAAAATTGCTGCGATGGCAATTGCGCTATAGTCTATAATTATCATAATATTATTAAATCAGTTACTGATTATATCACCTCTAATATGGATGTCAAATCTTTTTTATTCTTTAACCCACATATTCTTCAAATGATTTCGATGGATTTTACCCCCAACGAAACCGTTCAAATATTCATCAGGTTTCAATAAGACGTCTCTCACGATTTGTTCACGCATTTCAATATAACTCATTTCTCCCTTACTCTTACATAAATGCAATATCTCTCGTTCAAAATGATCTAAACCATTCTCTTCCACTAGAGTTTTGACGGCCTCGCTTGAACCGCAATATGTTTTCCAATCTGATTCCTTAATTGATCTACGTTTTCTCTTTTTTCCTTTTAATGGCGCCTTAGTTACCTTTGAGAAGAAATTCTTCTTTCCAATATATTTCATACCAGTTTCTTTATCAGTGACCATATAGACAAAGCCTACATTATCCTCAATCATTTCAGACGTAAATTCTTCCCCATTATAACTCCACATAGAGTTATTTATTCTCTACGAAATCTTTAAACGAGAGCAGCTTTCGAGAAGAAATGATTTCAAAGAAAGTTTTTGAATCTGGATTACTAAGACGATTATAATCAAATTTAACCTTTGAAATTATTGGTCGATAGTGTAGAGTTCTTTCTTTAGGAATAATTAGAAGTTGACCCGTTGTTACCATATCACCTTTATTAACATTACCAATTCGAAGTGGATTCATGAATTGATCTTTATCAGGGCATTTCGCCAATAAATCCATTAGTTCGCCGGGATCAGTGATTTCTGATGAAATAACCTTTGTAGCATACTCTAATCTCTTTTCGCTACTCTTTCTGGATTTGATTAGTCTTGGATCAGTAGGATTTTTATGATAGCCAAGCTGTGGCAGCATAATCCCATGATTAGTTCTGCAAGAACATTCACCTTCATTCGGCGAAAGATGCTTTACTTTGTATTGATATTCACGAGGATTATCTTTAGTAGCATCATCTTTTCTTACAGTAAAACCACCTTCAAGAATATAACAATCTTTTTCATTAAAGACATATGTAGCTCCAGCGAGATTGTGTTGAATTAAGACGTTTAAAGCTTCTTTAGGTGTCTTCATTAAAAGAGCTTTACGAATAGCTCTTCCATCTGGAGAATAATAGCCATATTGATCACGCTTATTTTTACGTTTAAGAATAATCTTATCGCCTTCTTTCTCGTCGCTTTTTACAGAGAATGACGCGGATATGATTGAAACACCATATTCATTTACACCTTCGCTCCATCGACTTAATTTATCATCGATATATAGACGCTGAACGTCGTGTCGATTGCTCTGAACAATCTCTACCTCTGCCTTATAGTTTCGATCACGATTTTTTGCTCCAACCCAACCATGATCTTTGAGATATTTTATTGCGACTACACACATACAACTATTTATATATTTGCCGCTTTTTACTCATCATACTCATCTTCATCAATTATCTCTTCTTCACCATAATTCTCTGCACCACAAAATGGACAATATATTGGAA